GACTTATCCAGTCTAGAGGCTGCTCGAGGCTCTTTGCTCTTATCTGAGGTTTACTCCAAATTTGACGATGGGAAACCATCGGCAGAAAAGGAGGCGACCACGTGGAAGCGATTCCACGATGCTGAGACTATGTGTCAGAGGACAAACCAGAGCTTCTACTCTATTGCGAATAGTGATCCATTTTGGATCTCTGTTCGTCGTAGGATATGGAATGCTCTTGGTGCGTTCGACTGGGACGAGTGCGCGAAGCACTTTTCTTTTGGTCCGGGTGCTACTACTCGGCTCACCAGAAGGGAGAGCTTTGCAGCTTATAAATACTCGGGTATACCCGAGAGCACATCAGGGAACGCTGGTCTTGCAAGGACTGCGATTGCAGTTCTTCCACTCTGGAACCAGAGTGTGCGCGCTCGCGCAGAGGCACAAGGTATGACAGATTTGATAACTGTCGTGCCTGGAAACAGCGTGATTGCCGTTCCGAAGAACTATAAGACGGATCGTACGATTGCGAAAGAGCCCTGTATGAATATGTATATTCAAAAAGGGATCGGTCGCGTCATACGACATCGTCTTTACCGGGTCGGTGTCAATCTAGATGACCAAACTCGCAACCAGAGGGCTGCTCTTCAGGGCAGTTTAACTGGTTTGTTAGCTACCGTGGATTTAACCATGGCAAGCGACACATTGGCGTTTGAGGTTGTCAGTTGGCTCCTTCCTAACGATTGGTGGTGGGCACTTGAGCAGTGTCGATCGCCCGTCGGGGTTCTTCCTTCTGGTGAAACAATACGTTACCAGAAGTTCTCGTCCATGGGAAACGGTTATACCTTCGAGCTCGAATCGCTCATTTTCTGGGCGATTTCTCAACAGGTATGCCGCTCTAACGTGAACGAGTTGGACCCATCTGTTTGTGTTTACGGTGATGACTTAATAGTCCCCACCGAACACTATGAGTCGCTAGTTCGGCGTCTTAATGAGGCAGGTTTCACACCTAACCTCAAAAAGAGCTTCGCTAGTGGCCCATACCGTGAGAGTTGTGGTAAACACTACTATCATGGTGCAGATGTTACGCCATTTTACGTCAGAAAGCCAGTTAGAGCACTTGACCGACTATTCCTCGTTCATAACAACCTTTTCAGGTGGTCAGAACGGACGGGAGTCGACTCGAGTGAATTACGTAAGAAATTACGTAATCTAGCTTCTCTTTCATGGCGTGAACCCAGACTGCCAGACGGATTCGGCGATGGAG